GAACAAACTTAAGTAAGCCAACATAGGGCGAGCAACAAAATCGGGTAGGCTCGCCACTTCGCCTAACAGCTCCTTGCCAGACTGGTCTTGAATCAGCGCATCCAAATGGAGATTGGTATGGCAAACCGGGCAACGGGTTAGTTTCATAGCGTTTCCTCTTTCAAGTCGAGAAACATAGCTTTCTTCAGTTCAAGCCCTTCTAGCTTTTTGAATTGACGACAAAGGACCGAGGCTTTAGAAAAGTTAGGTAGGTGGAACACTCGTTTTTCATCAAGGTCTGGATACTCTTTTTTCACGCCGCGCTTGCCATAGATTTTCGTAATGGAGGTTTTGAATTTATTGTCATATTTAGCCTTGGTTTTTTTACACCAAACATCTGCTAGAATTTCTGGCGCTTTATCACTAATGCCGTTTTTACCTTCACTCAAGCTAACCCATTCGCCTTTGACAGCTCCGTCAATGTAAACCTGCAAGCTTGTTTTAGATTCAGAAACGCGCACTCGCTGAACACAGACCTCATGCCCTTTATATGTGAATGTAATGCTCACAAAAGAGCCCGACATTTCCGCTTCGATGTCTTCCCACATTTCTTTGGTGATTGGCTTACCTTTAACTTCACTCATTCTTCCCATTCCTTCTCATTACTCGATATTGATTCAATTCTTTTGGCCCTCGGTAGCGGGGTGTTTCGCCAATCCCCGCAATACCTATCAGCCCATGTTTCAGCCTCATCTTGACTGCACCGACGGTGCGCCATGATGTATTTAATTAACTTGTTAGGCCGCTTCCTCGCTGTCTCGCTCATTGACCATGTCCTCGTACTCTTCACGAACATTGGAACCAAGACGGCCTTGAACAAACTTGAGCGCCGCGATATAACCATCCTCAAAGGTCGAGTCGGGGAAAGCCGTGCCATCGTGTTCAATCAGCGCTTCGGCCATTTCGATTTCGCGCTCTAATGCTCTGTAGCTGTGTGGCGTAGTAAAACAACGTTGCAGTTCGTTACCCATTGATAGCCTCCGATTCCCATGACAATGTGCGCATCATGCGTTGTTGATATTGGCAAAAGTCCGCTCTTGCTTGTGACCAACGGCGGTTAGAACCACTCAGCGCAGCATAAGATGCGCTTTCCCAAAGCTGGCTTGCGTAAGAAAACTCGCCAGCCTTTTCTGCTTCTGCGGCCTTAGTCGCAGCATCCATATAGAAATTTGATTCAGGCATGGTGTTCGCCTCCAATTTTCTTTTCATAAACCGTCACGATGTGATT